GTCCATGCTATCCCTTCCGTTTCTTCTTCCTCGGAAACACAGAACGTAATGCCTTCACTGCATGATTCATCTGACGCTGCTCTGCTCGGCGGTCCCCTACAGACTGGACGGGAATAGGTTTCTTACGAATAGCAGCAATCTTCTTCATGACCTTCTTCACTGTAGGTTTCACTGCCTTCAACAGTATGTCAGCAAGAGGTTTTGCTAGCAGTGCTGATGCTGTAGCAATAACAGCAACACCACCCACCTGTACAACCTGACCACCACTAGGCAGTCCTGCTACTATCTGTTGAGGTAGTGGGACTGCTTCTGTTATCTGGACACACTCGTTGCCAATCAGTTTATATTCAGTAACCTTCTTTCTAAATCCTTCTACCAGTGTACCGACAGGTTCCTTTGCTTCCTGTGCTGGTGTGGGACAATCTACCTTGGCAGTAGAGACAGGAGTCTTTGGAACCTCTGGTGTCTTAGGAAGTTCTGGAGTCTCTGGCGTATTTGTCTTTGGGACAGGAGCAGGACTCGTCATAATCATCTGTTCAGGTTCATACTGAATAGGATTAAAACTAGGGACGCCAGAGTCACAATACGTAACAAGTCCTGCTTCGTCATCTTGACCTACAGTTTTAGATTTGCTGTTGCTTTCATGTGCTTCAACGCAACCAGGAATATCAACAACAGGGACACCAATATTTACCACAACAGGAGGAGCATTTGGTATTGGTGGTGAAGAATAGTTACGAGGGTCCACGATAGTGATGTCAGGTATGTCTACACCACTAACACGAATTTCTTTGATTTCCATTAGCAATCATTAAATACTTGTCCGACTTCAGATCCCAATTCAGATCCTGCTTTCTGTCCTAGGAGCAGTGCCCAACCACCTGCCAACCATCCGATATATGGAATGTTGACGACAGCAGGAACGATGAGACCAGCACTAATTGCGGTCCCTGCCATCGCACCTTGTGACCGTGCTCCAGCGTCCGCCCTGATACACTCTTCGGTTTTTGCAAGTTTCTTTCCCTCGGCGTCAACGCCACCTCCTAGATTCCTGGTGCCGTCCATAGTGTAATCGTCTGTGCGATACTCTCTACGCCTCTCAGTAGTAGGTCCAAACCATCCACGCTTATTCTTGTCTAGTTCCAAGGATCTTTCGGAACGTAGGATAGCAGGATCGTTTGCTTTGTATTCAACCTCATATCCATCCTTCCCTGCTTTGATTCTATAGGATGAATAGTCTCCTCTAGGAATATTAATCACAGGAACTTGTGGTTGCTGACCCCTCAACACGTATCCCAGAAGACCAATGTGTGATAGGGCAAACAAAGCACCCAGACCGATACCAACTACCTTAAGTGGAGAAGTTTTTTTCTTTTCTCCTATGCGAACAACTTCGCCGCTCTCGTCACTTGTTTTGATTCCCATGGTCCTAAGGCATTGGGATCGCAGGACCAGTTACCTCAGGCATCTTGGGCATAGCAGATTCCAGCATCCCTGGGAGGGCACCTGCGACTGCCTCTGTTGCTGCCTTGGTAGCAGCATCCTTTGCTTGATCAATAAGTGCATCCTTATTCATAAGCACATAACCAGCACCACCGATTAGGGCAGCACTGGTTAGACCCGATAGCAGGGCGATGACATTAATCAGTTTTTGCATCTTTCTTAGGCTCCACAGCAGAAACAACTTCAGGTTCTTTCTTCGCTACTGCTTTACCATTTCCACCACCCGCTTTAGCAGGAGACAATCCGAAGGCAGCTAGCGATCCAGAGAAGACCGAAGCGATGAACGTAGGATCAAAGTCTAAGATCTTTTGTCCGTTAGGAAGTCTTACATAGCTAAAGGTGAGTAGAGAGGCGGACCAAATTAGTACAACGACTTTCACCAAATTACCAAGAACTTCACTTCTATCTTCATGTTGGTCTTTCTCTTCTACCTTTGCTGGTTTTGTATCAGCCATAGGTATAGGAGTAAGGCGATACTATTTATGGTCGGAAGTATGTATTAGTTCTTGGGAAGATTTGACGATCTCCCTGATCCCATGGTTTGGTTCTTCTATTTCCTTTGAGAGTTTCTTTATACCATCCACCAATGTATCCAGCAGATTCTCTTGGATTGCTAGCAAACACCTCTAAGTTTGGGCTTCCTTTCTGGCAAGTAGTGTCTGCATGATTTCCTGGCAATCCAAGAACACCCTGAGTGGCATTGACAATCACTTGCCCAACCATTGCAGAGTGAAGAGAACATTGATAGTAATATGTTCCTGCAGATCCCTGGGGAGCAGTCCACTCAATTTGACCATTAGCCATTGCTCCCTGACCTGTAGCACCACTAACTTGATTACCAGTGCCAGTTCCAGCAGTAGTTTTTAGATATAATGGGTGGTTGTAATATGTACCCTTAGGATGTACAACAATATTTCCAGTCATGTTGCCATGGTTGGAGCACACATATTTGTACGTACCAACAGCAGGACAGTTTTCACCAGACCACCCAATAGCATCAAAAGCATTTGAAGATCCTTGACCAACTACATTAGGAACATCAACATTACCTAAAGTCTGAATACGAATTGGGTGGTTTGATAGAGTTACCTGAAACTCCATGGTAAGTGTATCACCTTCTTCAAGGTTAATAGTTGGGTCCTGAAGTTGTTGATTATTAGTTACCCAATCAGTAACCGTCATGATGTAACTAGCACTTGCAGTTTCACCATCAATCGTAATGTAATGACTTCCAAATGGTTGCCTAAGCCAAAGTGTGTCGCCTTCTCTCATAGTAATGGTCGCATTAGCAGCATCAATGTGTGTAGTAACACGATCAGATCCAGTGATAGTGTATGCAGAAGTCCCAGAAGAATTCAAATCAAAGGAATAAAGATTAGCACCAACAGGACTAACGTCAAACGTCATGTCACCACGCAGTCCGTAGTTATCAAGGACAGCAATTGCATCCGACTGAGTAAACCTAGATTTACCGCTAGCAGCAAGTGCAATCAATCCACAAACTTGTGGAGCTGCCATGCTAGTTCCACTGATTGATGCGAAGAAGTTACCAGTTCCTTGACTATATTTTGGATCGGGAATACCAATATTATTAAAACAAGAATGAATGTTGTGACCAGGAGCAAACACATCAACACCAGGACCATAGTTTGTAAAGGATGTGCGTTGATTGTTGTAATAAGACAACGCCCCAACATTAATTGCACCACGAGTACCAGATGGACTACCACCTCTGTTCATATAAATCCAACCACCAAGTCCCTGAATAAAAACTCTATTATTCCACTCGGTATCTCCTTCTTCTGCAATGTAATAGTTTTCATTACCTGCAGCAGTAACTACAACCACGCCATCTTCAATGGCATCTTCAATATCAGCATTTAATGCAGCATAGTGTGCAGGTATTGTTCCAACTGCTTCACGAACACCAAAGTCTGCCTCAATACCATCCCAAGTCCACCCAGATGGATTGGGATTTCCAGCACTATACTGAACTCCATTCCACTCAATCCAGTTAACGTCACCTAAAGGAATATTTGTTCCAGCATCATATCCAAATTCAGTTAGATCATAACCATACCCCCAACTATGGTTTGTGATTGTTGGATTTCTCTTTCCAGTCTCTGGGTTAATTGGTTTATATCTATGAAATGCTCTGAGGTAATCAAATAATAATAGAGTATCTACAGCAGAGTTGCCATAAGCATTGATACCATAAATGCTTGCTTCTCTAGCCCATCCATACCACTGACCAGCTACTGTTCCAGCACAGTGAGTTCCATGATAGTCTGCACCACCAGTGGCATCTAGATATGGATAACTTCCAGTTGGTAACGCAATAGCATCATCGTCTATATTGCCAACGTAAGTATTGAGTTCATTGAACCATTCATACTGCACAAATCTAGTCAGTCCCGTTGTAGGACTATAATATTCTTCCGCATCTCTAGCAATAAAATCATCACAAATTACAACGTCAACATGCTTACCATCATTGTAAACATTGACTCCGTTAGCATCATTAACCAAACCACCAGTCCAGGTTCCCTTCGCTCTCTGTGCAGTGGTTCCTGCAGAGTGTAGATGTCCCCACTGCCTATAGTTCGCTGCTCCACCATTGTTTGTTCCGCTCTTATCAAAATCACCAGAGACATTGTATTCAGTATTGTTTACGAAAGATCTCGGACCAGCAGTGATACCAAGATCAGCAGGTGTCAGTTGTACTTCCAATACTCTAGGATCTTGACGAACAGTATCTGCTTGTTCGTCAGTCATCCAGTAGTGTGTATTCCTACTGATGGGACGCTTCAACTGAAGGCGATACCCAGCATCACTCATGTCAGTATAAAATTGTTCTAAGTCTTCGCGTCTACGAAGAGTAACGACGTAAACTTTTTCTGACATATCAAGCCTCTAATGCTACGAAATGAAGTGTTACTGTAATTGCTTGTGTAGAACCACTCTTATTGACAACCTTCAAATATGCATCTGTAGTTGGTGTTGCTTCATCATTCCAACCAAGGGTTCCAGGTGTAATATTTTGGATTGCACCATCGCTAGTGATTACCTCAGCAATAACACCAGCACCAGGAAGTGGATCGGTGGTTTCATTTCTAGATGCGTCTGCAGTTCTAGCGGCATCACTTACATAAAGCGTTACCCATGCTGCAGCAGATGTTTGAATCTTTTGAAGGGCATATGTTTTTGCTGCAACAATTTGAATGTTTGCAGAAGCACCATCAGCAATTGATCCTGTGGCAGCGTTAGCAGTTGTTCTTGCTTGAAGACCAGATCCACCGCCGCCAGTAATAGTAATGGTCTTGGTTGCACCAGTTCCAGAAGCAGTTACACCAGCACCAACAAAGTTTAGTGTGGTTGCATCCGTTGCCAGAGAAACACCCTCTTCTTGGATTGTGAGAGCTCCACCAGCAGCATTGATTGTAATCGTATCACTACTTGCATTTGTTGCTAGACTGATGTTAGTGCCAGCAGCAAACGTTAGTGTGTCACTATTGCTGTCGGCAGTAATGTTATTCTGCCCAGAGACTTGAATTGTGGAGAAACAGTTAACACTAGCACCAGTTTGTGCAGCGAGTGTTCCGTCACCCGAGATTGTCAGGTTGCTTCCAACCTTAACACCACCCAACACAGTTGATGATGCTGTTGGCAAAGTGTAGGTTCCAGTTACACCCTGTGCGTTCCAGGTTGTGCCATCCCATGCCCAAGTAATACCAGACGCTGTGTGTGTAAACGACCCATCTGTTGGTTGGTTAGTTGTTACTGGGAAATTAATTGCCATTGTTGATATGCTCCTTCCGTGTTATTTATTTTCAGTTGACTTCGGTGAGATTAAACTTATATCTCTTACCCGTTACATTATTCAGAAGGAACAAGTCCTCAGCACCCTCTTGGAAAGTCCAAGATCCAGTGGTGCCATCAACATCATTACCACTACGATGTGTGTTATCTAAGTGGAGGTCTCCAGTCTTCAAATCTTTAACAACAATCGCTGGTCCCTCTGCCTTGATAGTTGCCTCATCACCAATGTGAATCGTATTGTTGTCAAGAAATAGGTCACGTACTTTATATTCCGCAGAACCAATATCATATGCAGCGTTTGCATTGGGAAGAAGGTTTCCACCTTGTGTCATTCTCCAACGCTTAGCATTACCACCCCAGAATTCAAGTGCGTCTTCACCAGCACCTGCAGTTGTCTCAACAACAATACGGTTTGTTCCATTACTAACACCAGATGGTGCTAGTGGAGGGTTAGCGTCTACCCACTGAGTGCTATCACCATCATCATAAAATACTTTTAGTCTACCTTCATTTGACTTCCACCAGAGATCTCCATCGGTAGGTGCAGAAGGAGGGGTATCAGAAGTAGTAACTGTTGCACCACCACCTGTGCCTTGAGCATTGTTAACGATTCGGAATCCATTTGATCCAATGTTATCAATGGTGATACCACTTCCTGCAGTGATGGCGATGTCATCTTGAACACCATTACTATCAGTAAGTCTTAGTGTTACTCCACTAGCATTAGCAACTGCTGCTTGAGAATATGTGGTGTTTGTATCTGTTGGAATATCTGCATCTAATGCTAACTGAACCCACTGTCCTGCGTGTGCAAAGTATGCATGTCCAGTAGCATGAACGTGAGCAAACATTCCATGCCAATCACCAGCAGCAGGAAGATCATTTAGAGTATCGTAATGGAATCTAAGTTTACTAGTCTGACCCTGCATTTCAATGGTA